AATATCAGAAATTCTCGCATAAATAGTTCTTAATGCACTACCAATAGACTCAGGAGCTTGACGAGTAACAGAAATAATAGTTGATAACTGTGCGGCTAATTGTTCTTCACTAACTCCCATTGTGGCAGCCGCACTTGCAACCTTACTCATACCAGTACTTAATTCCTTAAGGTCTGATGCTGTTGTTGCAGCAACCGCAGCCAGTCTATCAATATAAACTTCCGCTTCTTCTGCATTTACCTTATAACCATTCCAAACAGCAGTTAACTCTTCAGAAACATCCGATGCAGATTGTCCAGTGACGTTAGCTGTCATTAATGTAATTCTTGCTCTTTCTTCTATTTCTTTATCAGAAAGACCCTGTTGAGCATAAATTAATGCAGCATTAGTATAATCAGTTGTTGTTTTACCTAAACTCTGAGCGGCTTCATTTGCTTTTATCGCAAAATCACCCATTTCTTCAGCAGATTTGCCGGTAACAATACGAATATTATTTAAAGAAGTATCTAATGATTTTGTATAGCCCCAAGCTTGCTCTACCGCACGAGACATAATATTTATAGCACCAGAAGCAATATTCCACTTAACAGTATTAGTAAGTGTTTTTGCCATTTTGTCTAATAAACCATGAGTCTCTTTTAATTGAATATTAGTGCTTAAAACATGCGATGATAAGCTTCTAAAAGCATTTTCACCACTAGTCCCCGCACGACTAAATGCAGAATAAACTTGCTCAATAGAAGAACCAGATTGTTTTAAAACTTGATTAAAACTATCAATATTAACTGTATTTAATTTAGTATTGAAAGCTTTTTTTAATGCTTCTTCTACATTTAAAGCCTATTCTTTTATTCTATTCAAATCAGAAGTGGCAGTGGCCATATCAGAATCATTAATCTTCATTATATCGCCAATTTTTAATTTTTGAAGCTATTGTAATGAAGCTTTTAATTTATTCAAATCATTTTGTTTAACATCAAAACTAACTTGATATTTAATTTGATTTGCCATATCCTTTTATCTCCTTCTTTTATATTTTTACATCCATATAATATTTATTAAAAATTTCTTTATTTAATTATTTTATCTCGACCGCTTAAAAATTTTTTGATACTTTATCAAAAATTTGTTATAATATTTATAGAAATATATGGAAAAAATATATAGAACCTTATAAATAAAAGGAGATAATAATGAATCACACTTATGTAGTTAATGGAATTGGTTTTCTTGATATACTTTTAATTGTAAATATTATTTTGAAACTAGTTGGAATAATTGATTGGAGCTGGTGGATTGTGCTATGGCCCTTCTGGTTATCAATTATTATTTTTATTATAATTCTTTTAATTTTTATTTTCTTTTATACACGATTTTAATATTTATTGATTTTTTAAAAAATTTTTATTATAATTTATATATAAAAGAAAAAAGGAAAATAAAAAATGAGACTTTGGCATAAAGATTTTATTTCTGTTCTACCAAGAGAACAACTAATTACTAATAGGTATTAAAATATGAAAAAAATAAATTTTACAGATGAACAGTTAAAATTTATGATATAGAAATATACTAATAAAGAAATGACAACTACATTATTAGGAAAATATTTTAATTGTTCTAAAGATACAATAATAAGAAGATTAAAAGAAAATGGAGTATAGATAAAACCATTTTTTTCTTATGAAGATTTAACAAATAAAAAATTTGGACATTTAACAGTTATTAAAGAAAATAAAGAAAGATATAAACAAGATATTTTAAAAACCAATAAACCTCATAGATACTGGTGGTGCAAATGCGATTGTGGTAATCCAGAATTAATACAAGTAGAAAGTAGTCATTTAAAAAATGGTCATACAACAAGCTGTGGCTGCATAAAATCATTAGCTGAACAAAAAATAGCTTAGATTTTACAAAAAAATAATATTAATTTTAAATCTGAGTATACCTTTCCTAATTTAAGAGGTGTTAACAATGGTATTTTAAGATATGATTTTGCTATCTTTAATAAAAATAATAAATTATTATATTTAATTGAATATCATGGTAAACAACATTATCAACAAAATGGAGGATGGAACACTAAAGAAGAATTTGATATACGCATAAAAAATGATAATCTTAAAAAAGAATATGCAAAAAATAATTCTATTCCATTAATTATCATTCCTTATACAGTGTTACCTAAAAATATTCAATTATTTCATTTACAACTAAAGGAGAATAAATATGCGCTTATGGCATAAAGATTTTATTCATGTTTTACCAAAAGAACAACTAACTGGGTTATGGAGAGAACTCAGTGTAATTGCTGGAGCTATTCAAAAAAATGGTACTCCAAATCATATTTTAGTTAATTTTGTTTTACATTATGATTATAGTCATTTTATTAATTACGCAAAATTAATAAGAGATGAAATGACTCGTCGCGGTTATCGTACAATGAATTCAGTATGGGATAAAATAACCAATCTTAAACCAGATTGGGACTATCTATCATATGATGAAATTTATAAAGAAAAAATGGATAATACATATTTAGACATCTGTTTTTATAATCTTTATGAAAAGATTTTATGTGAAGGTGGAATTAAAGAACCAGATTCTAGTAATATTATAAATTTATATCATAAAAAAAGGAAAAATTATTATGAGAGATGCTAATAGACTTTATAATTTTTATAATAAAATTAGAGAAAATCATATGAAATTTCCCGATTGGCGTTTTGGTCAATTTATTCTAAATTTTATTAGTTGGTATTATAATAAATATAAAACAGATATTTTTTATATTGAAGATGATGAAATGATAAAATATATTAAAGAATTTGTTAATAAAGTAATGGGATCACTATAATTTTGGGCAAATTACATTAACTCAGAGTTTGTATTTTTTATATATTATAGAAAAGATATAGGAGGACAAACAATGGGTTATATTTATAAAATTATAAATTTGTCTAATCAGAAATTATATATTGGACAAACTAAAAAAACTATTGAAGAAAGATTTAAAAATCATTTAAAACTAGCTAAGCGTCATATAAATAGATGCTTATATGATGCTATGAATAAATATGGATATGATAATTTTACAATAAAACAAATTGAATAGGTATCCAATCAATATCTAGATGAAAGGGAAAAATATTGGATTACTTATTACAATACTACAAATCGTAATTATGGATATAATATGACAGCTGGTGGAGGTGGCGGAGATACTTGGACTAATAACCCCCATAAAAAAGAAACTTCTAAAAAAATTAGTGAAAATAATAAAGGTAAACATTCTTTATCTTCATAGCAACATTAGCAAATGATTCAACGCGCTAAAGAAGTCAATACAATTAAAATTAATAAACAAGAATTAGAAAATGATATAAAAAATTTCATGTCAATTGAAGATATATGCAAAAAATATCATATAAGCAGAAAAACTTTTTATAATAAATGCAAAGAATTTTTTAAAGCCACCCCTACTGAAATCAGAGGAGATAAATTTACTCATACTAATACTATGAAAATTTATATCAATAAATAGCAATTAGACAAACTATTAAAGCAAAAGAAAAGTTTAGAAGAGATGGCAAAATTTTTTAAGGTAAGCAAAGAAACTATTAGAAGAAATATTATTAAATATTATGGAAAAAATTTAAAAGAGGTACGAAAAGATGTTGAATCCAAAAACTAATCTTAGAGAGTTAGCTTATGTGGTAATTATTGATAATATTGAACACATTCAAGGATCTGATAATTGTGAATGTGCAGTTATTGGCGGTTGGCGAGTTATGGTTCGTAAAGATGAATTTAAAAAAGGTGACCCTGCAATTTATTTTGAAATAGATTCATATCTTGACCCATCAAACCCAGCTTTCGCTTTTATGGAAAAAAAGAAATATAAAGTAAAAACTCAGCGCTATACCTTTGGAGGTAAAGGTAATTTTATTTCACAGGGACTTCTGTTGTCCGCCTCAAATTTTGGTTGGGAAATGCAGATAGATGGGACTATTTGGAATCCAAAAGATGGAGACCATGGATGCTACAGTCCTTATAATGAATCACGTTTTCTTACTAAAAAGCTTAATGTGACTTATTATGTAACAGAAGATAATACTCGTAAGGCAAATTCTGTTGACAAATATGAAAAAATGATTTCAAGACATAAAAAACTGTTTTCTCATCAACCTTTTTGTTTTCTTATAAAACATAAAATCGGACGAAAATTTCTATTTGTGCTTTTTGGGAAAAAGAAGGATAAAGAAACTGCATTTCCTACAAAATTCCCGTTCATAAAGAAAACAGATCAGGAACGTGTGGAAAATATGCCTTGGGTACTAAATGACAAAACACCATTTATTGTAACTCAGAAGTGTGATGGTTCCTCTGGAACTTATATTCTTGAAAGGAAGAAAGGCATCTTTGGAGATAAATATGAGTTCTATGTATGTTCAAGGAATGTTCGTCAGTTGACTCCTGACCAGAAATCTTACTATGATGAAAATTATTATTGGGAATGTGCAATTAAATATGATATTGAAAACAAATTAAAGGATTATCTTATCAAGCATCCTGACCTTGAGTATGTCTGTTGGCAAGGTGAAATTTGTTCTCCCAAAATTCAATCAAACCCTCATGGCCTTACTGAAACTCATCTCTATTGTTTTCATATGATTGACTCTAAAAAAGGTAAATATGACATTAGAGAAGCAGATAAAATTTGGAAAGAATATCATATGGAAGTAGTTCCTATTATTAGTGAACATTATATTATGCCTGATGATTTTGAAATTTTAAAAAATAGCGCAAATACTGTTTATTCATCCGCAGTTTGTGAAGGTAAATGTGGACAGGCTTGTGAAGGTTTTGTTTACTATAAGACGAATGACCCTAACTTTAGCTTTAAAAATGTTAGTAGAGATTATTTATTAAATCATTAAAAATTTTGGTCAATTTAAAATAACTTTATTTACGGAATTTTCATATAAAATAGACGGAAAATATTTTCCGTCTATTTTATATGAATTTTAATAAGGAGAAATAAATGAGTAAAGTAATTGATATGACTGGACAAACCTTTGGAAAATTAACTGTTTTAAGTAGAGCGGAAAATGATAAATATGGTAAGGCTCAATGGCTTTGTCAATGTTAGTGTGGTAATCAAAAAATTATAAATGGAGCATCTTTAAGAAAAGGACTTACTCAATCCTGTGGATGTCAAAAATTAGCAAAACTTAAACAATATAACGAAAAAAATGTTGTTAATTAGATAGGAAATAAATATGGAAAATTAACTGTAATAAGTAGAAACACAGATCCAAAATATGCAGTAGATGGGCGCGCAATGTGGAATTGTAAATGTGAATGTGGTAATACATGCGTTGTGCCTGGAAAAAGCTTAAGAAATGGTCATACTAGTTCATGTGGATGTAAAATTAAATCAAAAGGAGAAAGTATTATCCAATGGTTGTTAGATAAAACTAATTTAAACTATAG